TATAATATAGTATTAAATAATGTCCGCAAGTGAAGCATTTTTATATAAAGCAGTTGGTTTAGTTGATTTATCTGGTCAATCAACCCCATACCAAGTTTTAGACAGTGATATTCAAGCAGGAAGCACCGTCCTTTTAACATTACAAACTGAAAGAGGCACTTTATCAGGTGTTAGTATCACAGCTGTAGCATCAGGTTCTTTTACCGTTTCATTTAATACCGCTAATGATAGTATCTATAGTTATTTAGCAATTCCACCATTATATAAATAAAAAACTTTTTGATACTGTAATTTTAATATAGTTTTTTTTTCTGTATCTATTTTATAGATATATTTTATAAAATGGATTATTCAAGTCTTAACTCAGGTTTATTATCAACTGTTTTCACTACTGCTGTATTTATTGCTTATAAGATAGTTAAAAGATACACTTTAAAATCAAGTTGTAATAATAACCAATTACATATAATAGTTCAAGACTTAAATGAAAAAGTAGATGCGACCCACGAATTTATAAGAATGGTGACCACAGAATTAGTTAATGGTGTAAATCATTATGCTAAACAACAAACAGGAGGAGTTGTTGTTATTGATGGTCATTCAACAGAAGATAAAAAGGAAGAAATGAAAGAATAAATAATAAAATATTTAATTAATTAATTTATTATCTATTTAATATATATAGTATTAATTAAAAATGTATAATACAGATTATAACAGACGATTAAGAGACCAAGTTTTATCCTTAAATGATGAAGCAATACAACATACTAAACATTTTTATATGTCTATTGATGATGAATTCCCACACGCTTTAGGCACTGGATTACAATATGCGGTTGCTGATGGTGTTATGGGTGTTGGGCGAGGTAAAGAAGAAGAAAGTGAAAGTGAAAGTGATGAAGAATTAGAAGGTGGTGGTGATTATGGTTATGGCGTAGGTCAATATGCTAAAAATTTTCAAGGTTCTTATTTAGATACTGCTATGTCCACTTTTGATAAACCTTATTTAAAACCTATGGCAACCGAACAAGAATTAACACAAATGAAGGATGGAGGTTGTAAAGACTGTGAAGAATATTTAGAAGGTGATGGTATGGTTAGACACGATGAAGTTAAAGCAGAAATGAATGAAAAAGGGGAAGAACCTTTATTAACTACTAAAAAAGGTCGTGGTCGACAAAAGAAAGGTAAGGGTATTTTAAGCGGAATGCCTGATGCTATTGCCTTCTCTCAATCACAAAAAGGACAACAATTAGGTCAAAAGTTAATGGATATGTTTAATATATTGAAAGGTCGAGGTTTAAAACCAGAAGATTTAGAAGAAAAGATGGATAAACTACCTGATGATGTCAAACAATTAATTATGAAAGGTAAAGGTAAAAGGAAAGTTCAAGCATATTTAAAAGGCTGTGGTTTTTTTGATGATTTATGGTCAGGTATAAAATCTGTAGGTTCAACAGTATTAGATGTTGGTAAAGCAGTCGCTCCTTATGCTGTTCCATTAATATCCGCTTTAGGAAAACCTCGTGGTCGTCCAAAGAAAACAGGTAAAAAAATAGGTCTCGCACAATCAGAAGAAAGCAAAAAATATTTTGAAGATAAAGAACAAAAAGAAGGCGGTAAAAAGCGTGGGCGACCAAGTAAAGGTGGTAAAAATATAGGTCTCGCACAATCAGAAGAAAGCAAGAAATATTTTGAAGATAAAGAACAAAAAGAAGGTGGTAAAAAGCGTGGGCGACCAAGTAAAGGTGGTAAAAATATAGGTCTCGCACAATCAGAAGAAAGCAAGAAATACTTTGAAGATAAAGAACAAAAAGAAGGTGGTAATTTCTTTAGTGATTTATGGGACGGTGTAAAGAGTGTAGGTGAAGTTGCTCTAAAAGTTGCTCCTGCTGTATTGGCATTAGGAAAACCAAAGAAGCGTGGTCGTCCTGCTAAAAAAGGAGGTGCTGTATTACCTGACGCGTCATCCGCTTTTGGTGCTAATTTAAAGGGAGGTAGAATGTTAATAGAAAATAACCAAATGAAAGGTCATTATGGCGGTGCTAAAACAGAAAAGAAATCACAAAGGGGACAATTAATTAAAAAGATAATGGCAGAAAAAAAAATGACTTTAGGTCAAGCATCAAAGTATATTAAAGACAAAAAGTTATTATAAATTTGATTAATTTTAATTTAAAAATTGTTATTGTATAAACCGTAAAAAACCGTAAATGAGTAATCAATATAATAAATATAATAATTCAAAGATATATAAAATATGGTCTCCTAATACAGAACTGATATACATAGGTTCTACGACACAATTGTTATGTAAAAGATTAGCAGACCATACAAAAAATTTTAATCTATATAAAAATTCTAAATATCATTATACATCATCTTTTAAAATATTAGAGTATCAAGATGCTAAAATTGAATTAATAGAAAATGTAAATTGTAATGATAGAGAACAATTACATAAAAGAGAAGGCGAATTCATACGACAAAATAGAGAGATATGTGTTAATAAAAAAATAGAAGGTCGAGCACAACAAGAATATAAAGAGCAAGCAAAGATATATTATGAAGACAATAAAGAAGAACTATTAGAATATCAAAAATTATATCGGGAAACACATAAAGAGCAAATAGCAGAAAAAGATAAGAAATATTACGATACATATAAAGACCAAATATTAGAAAAGGCAAAAATATATCGTGAGATACATAAAGAACAAATATCTAAACCGTATAATTGTATATGTGGTTCTACTTGTAGATATAGCGATAAATCAAGACATTTTAAAACAATACATCATCAAGAATATCTAAAAGATAATATGTTTCATCTATTAGACTTATAAAAAGCAACCTTTTTTTTAATTCAATTAAAATATATGATTATTATATATATTAACTAAATGACCGATTACTCAAAATTAAGAAATAGAACATATCAAGAATATATGGATGTTCATACTGAAGCAAATAGACGAGCGTGGAGAATAGAGCAGAAGGCAGTTAATATGATGGAAGCCCCTTTAGCACCTTCCGCAGATATTGGGACTATCGCATCTAACGCTAAATTAGGTAGTAATTTAATATCATTATTAAAAGATGTATTGAATAATGTTAGATTGAGAACAACACCGAACTATTTATTATTAAAACCTTCTACTTTAGACTTTTCAAAAGCGAAAGAAGTATTAAATGATTATATTAACGAATTAAAATATACCGTTATGCCTATATTAAGGAATTCATCTGGTAATAATAATGTTTTATTAAGTAATACTTTTAATAACTTAAGTGAAATTTTACGCCTTTTAAATATGATTGTAGCAGAATTCAATAAAATAGAAATAGGTGCGGATGAGTTTAAAGGTTTAGAAAAATATAGACCAGAAAAAGTGCCATTCTCAAGAATGTCTGATTCCGATTTAGAACGCTTCTTAAAAGAAAATCTATCGGTTGAAGAAAAGAATGCTGTTAGTAAATTTTTAAATGAAAAAGAAAAAGAAGCACAACAACGAATTTATGACGCATTAGTTCAACAAGGAAAAACACCAGCAGAAGCATTGAAAGAATCGCAAAAATATAAATTAGATAAAAGAACCACAACTTACAAAAATTTAATTGAAGAAGGTTTAAATGCCATCAAAGAAAAGGAAGATATTTTAGTCAGTAGTAAAAAGGGGACAACTAAAGCAATTTATCAATTTTATCAATCAGAAAGAGATAATTTTTTAGAATATCGTGATACTATTATCGGTTTAGTTAAAATGGTCTCAAATTATCAATCTACCGACCTACCTTATACTTATGGTAGTATGAATATTAATGATTTATATGAAAGATTACAAGTATATCTTATTAGTTATTTAGGCAATAAAGAAAGTCCAGAAATTTTGAGAAAACAATATCCATTAATGAAAGATTTACCTGATTTTGTTAATACATTGAAAAATAGTATGGATATGTCCCAGATGCGTAAAATTGTAGATGGTTATTTAGATTTAATTAAACGAAGACAAGATTTAAATAGTGTTGAAAGTTTAACAAGTGATACATTAGCAAAAATATATGAAGATTTAAAAGATAATAGAGATTTTAAAAAATATCGTAGAGATTTAAGTAAAGTAGTTTATAATAAGTATAAATCCGAACCTAATATGTTGGCAGATGATGGTCGTGATGTTAGAGATGAAAGTGCCCCTATTGATACTCCTTCTTCTTCTACTACTGGTTTATCGGTTGAAGATGCTCCAATCCAACCATCTCTACCTGTAGAACCAAACCAAGAAGAAGAAAAAAAGTCGGGTGAAGGACGTCGCCGTTATAAAAAGACTAATAATCCTCGTATTGTATATGATGGTGATATTAAAGAGGATAAATTGATGAAAATGGCTGGTAATAAATATGCGATTGGAGGAAAACAAGTGTATAATCCAGTTCAATCATTATTAGATAGATTTAATGAAGGAGAACGCCGTTATGAAGAAGAATTAACAAAGGATAATTTACGATTTAGAGTTCATAAGAAAGGAAAAAAATAATTAATTTATTCATTTATTATATATAATAATATAATGACTGAATACATCAAAAAAAAACAACCTGTAGAATATGATGATAATGTTAAAGAGGTGTTTAACTTAATAGCGTACCATCGAGATAAACCTGAAGTTATGGGTTCTGCTAATTTGAAAAGTCAAATGTATAGTGCTGATTTTGATTTATTTGAAAAGGTATTAGAAGCAGATAATTTAAAAAAGGCAAAACGCGATATATATTTAACCTTTAAACAAATATTTTCTCATATTGCTCGTTTAAAAGATGTCTATTTTATGGATTTTAAGGCAGGTATAGACCAAGACTTATATTTAGATAAAAAAGAGTTTGTTAATACATCAAAAGTTATAATGTTTTATGAAAATGCTTTAAAATCTGGTTTAATTGATAAAAAACAATTAGATAAATTAAAAAATAGTAAAGATGAAGATGAATTATATGAAAATGCCCGTAAATTATGGACTTTAAGATGGGATAAAGATGAAATTGATAAAGGTTATAAAATATTAAGTAAAGGTCGTAAAAAAACCTTTTATGACGCTTTAGATGATAAAAGTATAATTAAAATAGATTTAGTTGCTTATATAAATGGTAAATTTGTAGAATTTTCAAATATATATGAGTTATATAGTGGTGATAAAGTTATTAATCTTGCTTTAACTAATATAGTAGAAAGTGTAAAAGATGATATAAGATTATATCATAAAAATAAAAAGTGGTTTAA